ATCGGTATTATTGGTCTTGCTCTCAATCTTCGTGCTTATGACTTTGTTTCCCAGGAGATCCGAGCAGCAGAAGACCCCGAGTTCGAGACCTTCTACACCAAGAACATTCTCTTGAATGAAGGACTTCGTGCATGGTTGGCACCAGTTGACCAACCACATGAAAACTTTGTATTCCCAGAAGAAGTTCTTCCTAGAGGTAATGCACTGTGAACGGATTTGAGGTATTCTTTTACTTCGTTTGCTTTGCTATCATTGCAGGTGCTGCGTTTGCGATGATGTGGTCTAACATTCAATCCATTAACGTGGAGATGAATAAACCTAAACCACGTCATCCAGAAGCACCTGATCCTGGTGATGAGGTAATGTATGTCGATTTATCCAGAGAAAAATTAGAAAATCTGTACAATGATAAGCTCGACGACACCCTATAAAGTTAGGGAGATGATTATGGATACATGGCCCCAACTCTACTGGTTAAAAAAGAAAGCTAGAAACCAAAAATAGCTTTTTTTTCCAAAAATAGCGCAAAAAAAATGCCTGGCAATTTTTGATTGCCAGGGTTTTTTATGGTATTATAATTAGTATGTAATATATCGAGGGTCATGTGAAAGTAGACATGGAAAAACTCTTGAATGTTCCTTACATTCAAGACTACAGGGACAATCCTAAGTTTCAAGAGTATTGCAAACAATACGTGAATTTTTGGAGTGAACAAACTCCAGAAGGATTAGACTCAATTGCTCTTGTACGTGCAGTTGAATGTACAAATGGTATTGTGCAGTATTCATATAGAGATGGTGATCCCTGGGCCCTGGATACTGAACAAACTCGACTTTGCATGAAAACTTCCATGTCTTTTATCAAGACTAAGGAGTTACCACTACCAGATGGTACTGTGGTCAAGTGTGATCCATCCGTTGTTGATGCATTGAATAAGGTAAGAGATATCTACATTCAAGGATTCAAAATGGGTGATGAAGATTGTATGATGGAATTCTATGCACAATCTATCGCACAGTTTTATGTGATTGGTAGAGAAAAATTGAATGAAAAGTGCGACTTCGTTGCAGAACACTTCCAAGATGTTTTTGGGGAGTTCATGCTAAAAGAAGGAAGAGCTTACATAATGTCCTATCTAAATGCCATGGGTAAATGACCGAAGCTTATGTTCAGAGAGTATGGTTCTCTGTTATCTACAAATCTACTGGAAAGAAAAAATGTGATTGTGGATTGGAAACTACTGCAATGGAGATAGTTGCCAATAATCCACAAGAACTTACATATGTAAGGAGTGACGCCCATCTTATGGGTCAAGTTATTGATGTCACTCCTCCCCCTGCACTCCCTACTAATGAAATTGTTATGGCTGACGGTTACAGTACAAGTGAAGACGATATTATTGTAAATATGGATGGTGGAGTTGGTGGATCTTGGAAACAGATCAAACCAGAAGATGAAGAGTACGTACACATCAATGACGATCCTCATGATGGATGGTGGTTGAGACCTGAACATAGAGATGATGTTCTACCGCAACTCCAAGAGAGTGATTTAGAACCCTTCAATCCATGACCAAAGACTGGAGAGAAATTGCTATCGCATCCGAGTCTGACGAAAGAGTTTTAAAAGTTCTCAAAGAAGGACCTAAAAGTCTTGCTCAGGCATGGATGCTGCAAGCAATGAAATATAAGTACGATAAAAAGAAATGACACACCCACATCAAGAACATAATACACTTTCTGCAATTCGTGGATTTCTCCAGAATATTGCTAATGAAGACTTGACAGATGTTCCCGATAAGGTTAGACTAAGTGCAAGATATTTTTTGAAGACCTATCCATCCCAGGAAAGGTTGAACGAACTATATCAGGGTCAAACTTTTACTGATCTTGCTGCTCCTGCGGAACCAGAGAAGGCGATTCCCAATCCAAATAGGATTGTGAATGATAACCAAACTTGGGAAACCCCAGGATTCAAGTGGAAGAGTGAAGTGGAGTTCAAACCCGCTCAGGGGAATTAGCTCAGTTGGTAGAGCACCTGCTTTGCAAGCAGGCTGTCAGCGGTTCGAGTCCGCTATTCTCCATATTTTACGAAATGTTGACTTTTCTGTTAGGATTAGTTGACAACCCCCATAGATAGAGTAGAATTGCCCTGTGCCGAACATTCATTATGGAAAGACACCAATCTGCTTTAGGTAGAGTCTTGTATTTTACAATGCCAGAACAAGAAGTTATCTACAAAGCAGTAGATGAGTACGTGCGACGGAACCCTGGAGTTACTTCTACTTCAGAGGACATTCTGAAAGATTTTTATCGACCCAAGTTTGAAGGAGGAAAATGAGGGATCAAAATTCTATTGATGACAACGAATCAAAACAAGACAAGTGGAATCGAGGTCTTGACATTTTTATTGAGTCGGTTAATAAACCAGACCCTTCACTTAGGGGATGTGCTCATAATCAAAGGTGCTACCATGAACTCATGGATATTCGGAATGATGTCCTGGAATATCTAAAATCTAAAAGATGGAACTAAATCTAATTTTACTGTTTGCGTTTTGTGTAGTCGCCTGGTTTATTGCCATGGATGAGTCGGTTGCCGAATTCGTGGTATTAGTGGGAGAATACATAAAGACAAAGACACGGATTTTTTGGTGGTGGACAACCAATAACCCAAGAAATCCCATTGTAAAATTCTCAATTAACAGAAGGTCTCACCGAGAGGCTGAGAAATTGCTCAAGATTATTAATGAAGAACGTAGTAGTAATCCCAGTTCGACTGAACAGTCAGAGACTTCCCAAGAAAGCTCTGATTGATATCGAAGGTAAAACTTTAATTCAAAGAGTAGTCGGGCAGTGTCTTAAAGCGGATCTGCCTGTTTATCTCATTACTGATAGTCAAGAAATTGCCGACTCCGTGTGTCCTCGTAGGACCACGGTTCTTTTTTTAAGAGAAGAAGCATGTTCGGGAACAGAAAGAATTGCAAATGCAATTGATATGATTCCTGCGGATGGTATTATTAATGTTCAAGGTGATCAACCGTTCGTCGATCCTCAAGAGATCTTGGTTATGAATGAATACATGATTGCAAACAATTCATCATATCCCGTGATCACACCATCCAAGATCTACGAGAGGGATCATCCTTATGCAAAGGATCCGAACAAAGTTAAAGTTGTTGTTGCTAAGTGTGGTCGTGCTCTATATTTTAGCCGCCATGCCATCGGCGATGAGAGAGTTAGAATCCACATGGGAATTTATGGATACCGAAGATCGGTATTAGAAAGGTATCAATACATGAAACCAACCCCTCTAGAACAAAGAGAGAGGTTGGAACAGTTGAGATTCCTTGAAAATGATATGCCGATCTATGCTTATGATACAGAAAGAGATCTGTTTTCTGTAGACACGCCACAAGACCTAGAACACGCTAGAGAGATAGCCTGGGAATACGACTAAGGGTATCTGGGAGTGTCGGTCTGAGAGTGCCCTGGAGGGATCTGGATGCACCTCAGCAAAGAATGCTTCTGCTCCCCAGATCTTTGCACTCTGTGCAAGAGGTTGTGCGTACATCCAATTACCACCAGTTGTAGATTCTCCACCTTCCTGGGTGGAATGAGTTGAATCAAAACAAACTTTGAATCCAGCACTCTTCAGTTTATGAATGGTTCGGAAGTCAACCACCAGGTTGTCATAACCGAAAGATGTTCCACGTTCACAGATGTAAAAGTCTTCACAACCATACGCTTCCATGTTCTCGCCTAGGAGAATCGCCTGACGAGGGGACATAAACTGACCCTTCTTAACATTGACTAATTTGCCAGACTCTGCAACTGCTTGAAGCAGGTCGTTTTGACGACATAAAAATGCAGGGACTTGGTATGCGTCTACATAGTTGGATAGGATCGCAACGTCTTGTGGTTCATGGACATCGGTGATGACTTTGTAACCTGCATCACGCAGTTTTTCAAAGATTTTAATTGCGAATCTAAGTCCATGTCCACGAAAACTCTTATGACTGGATCGGTTTGCCTTATCAAAGGATGCCTTGAAGTAATAATCTACACCTTCGGGTAGATTTTCAGTAATAGTTTTCGCCACTAGAAATGCATCTTCTTCAGACTCTAGTAGACATGGGCCTGCAAACAGTTTCATTCTATGTTATACTTCTTTCACTAATTATACCATGATGGCACAGTATTTTCCAGAGTACAATAAACTAAGAGAGTGTTGGGTTGGTCGTGCATACGATTCCTCACTCGTAACTGATACATTTGTTAAAGATATCCTTGACGAAACCGAAGAGGATCTGTCAAACTTTAGTCAGATGCTAAGAGATCTGGAAGTCGAAGTCAAACGACCGACTTATAAAAATCCCGATGTTTCTCGGAAACCACAACTTCTACATGCACGGGACCATCTCCAGTATCTTAACGGCAAACTTTATGTTGGTCCAAGGTATGAAGATAATATTGCTGATTGGTTGGAGTTGCTTGATAATCGAACTCCTTTTGTTACTCTGGATAATCTCTGTGCGCCTTCTGTAGTTCGTGCTGACAGAGTTTACTTCGATGCAGTATCATGGACACGTAAACGTTTTGAATATTTTCAACATGGGAATCCTGATCTGCCTTGTGTTTTTGAACGACTCTCTTCTCGCGATTTTAACATCGAACGTCATACAGATGGTGTATTCTGTGTAGTTAAAGAAGGTGTAATCATCTCCACCCCACAAGGACGTAACCTAGAGTATCTGTTCCCAGAGTGGGATATCTTATATCTTGATCAGAATACTCAGGATCTTAATGATATGGCGAAGACTAAGGGTAAGTTTATTTGGTCTCCAGATCAGATTCCTGATGATTATAGAGAGTGGGTAGGATATTCACCCGAAACTTTCTTTGATGTCAATGCACTTGCTGTTGATGAGAAACACTTTATGTGTACTCGATATAATAAACAGGTGTTTGATTTCTTGAAGAAACATAAGGTAGAACCTATCATTGTTCCTTTCCGACACAGATATTTGTGGGACGGTGGTCTCCATTGTATGACGTTTGATTTTATTAGAGATGCATATCAACAGTAGTCTTTATAATGCTGAGATCATTCAAGAACCTTGGCCCTATACAGTTATTGATGATTTTTTCACCAAAGATACTTGGGAGAAGTTAAGTCAAATACCGAAGTATATTTTATCGGATACTCCCAATGATTATTTGAGAAACTCTATTCAAAAAGGGAAAGAAACTAAAGTTGGTGGAAAGGTATTCAGTATCTGGGAGCTTATTCAATCTGGAGTTCCTGAAGATATTGTTGAGTGTTATTGGGATGCATGTCAAGAAATTTTAGAAAACAGGGAAAAAATTTACGGTCAGTTTCCTTCTCATAAACCTGATGTGAAGTCATTAATGAAACCATGTGTGAATTTAGACTTCGAGGGAAATTGGTATGAACCGCATCCAGATTCTGATACAAAAGTCATTAGTCTCATTTGTTATCTTGATCCAGAGGAAAGTGAAGGCACTGCATTGCATACTGACGGAACCCATGATAATATGGTAGGGAGACTGGATTGGAAACCAAACAGATGTATGGTTTTTTGTCCAAGTGAACACACTTGGCATTCTTTTCGATGTCAGTCCAAACATAGATTAGTTCTTGCTATGTTTGTTGAACGTTATATGGTCAATAGAAAGAAAATAAAAGATAGACATACATTTTCTAATGGTAAAGTCGCTGAGTTCTGGTATGATTATGGCTAAAATTCAAGTCGGAGATTTCGTTAAGTACAATGGATGTACAAAAGAACAAATCCGTTGGGGCAATAATGATGATCCAAGTGCTCAACTTATGATCAATGGTACATACTATGTGACCAAAGTAGATATTAGGTCATCTCATACTAAAATCTCTCTGCGTGGCATTCAGGGTAGATTTAACAGTGTATGCTTTGATATCTTAAGTGGAGGATATGATTATAAATGAAAAAGATTCGTAGGGTAATTCAAAAAGACCAGAATCTTATGCATTTGACCTGGATGGTCAATAACATTTGTCAGAATAAGTGTGCCTATTGCATTCCTGGACTGAATAGTGGTAAAGGACACCACTATAAGTGGGAAAATGCAAAAAGATTCATGGATATTCTTTTTGAAAAATATCCTAAGATTCATTGTTCTGTTACTGGTGGAGAACCAAGTATCAGTTCTTTCTTTCCAGAACTAGTTCAACGATTTGTTGATGCTGGTCACACCATAGGAACAACCACAAACGGATTTAAACCTGTAGAGTATTGGAAAGAAATTTCTAAGAATCTCAGTTATGTTTGTTTCTCATATCATCCAGAACAACCAACAGAAGATTTTCTAGATAAAGTTCTTTATTGTTCACTCAATACAATGGTGACAGTAAGAATCATGATGCATCCTAGATACTGGGATCATTGCGTAGAAGTTTATAATGATATTAGAGATATTCCAACAATCTTTGTAGAACCTGTTCGATGTCTTGATTGGGGTAGCGTTGATAGAACAGTTCACTTATATGACGAAAACCAACTTGCATGGTTTAGAGATGTAGAGTCTTCTCTTGGTCATGAAAAATACTTAGAGACTGACGAAAAGTTTAATAGAACTCCAGACATCGCTGCCGACTTCGTGATGGATGATGATACCATTGAGAGGGGTACAAATACTCTGAATTATATTAACTCAGGACAAACAAACTTTAAGGGATACATTTGTGAAGTTGGTTTGAAGAGTTTGTTTATTGATCACTCTGGTGAAATCTTCTTGGGTAATTGTTGCATTGGTGGTCCACAGGGTCACATGGATGAACCAGATGAAATCAAATGGCCTACCAAGAGGGTAATTTGTTCAAAACATATCTGTCACTGCTCCATTGATGTCAACATAAATAAGTGGACTAGGGGATATTTTAGAAAATGAGAGTTGACAAACCCTGGGGTTGGTATAAAGACCTTGAGAGAACACCTAACCTTGTTATCAAAAAGATTTATATCAAACCTTTTTCTAAGTTTTCACTTCAAAAACATTACGAAAGAGAGGAATTCTGGTATATTGTCAGTGGATATGGTAAACTGACTCTTGATGATACGCTTCATACGGTTGGACCTGGTGACTCTTATAAAATTAAGAAAGAACAAGTTCATCGGTTGGAAGCATATGCCGATGGTATAACTTTCGTGGAGGTACAAAGTGGAGAATGCAGAGAAAACGACATCTACAGAATCGAAGACGACTACGGAAGAGAAACCCCTTAAACCACCAATCGCACAATTAATTGGATTGGGCTTGTTTTTCTTTGGTACACTTGGTATAATCTATGCTGGATACGTCCACGGAAAAATGCATTTGTTGACGACACTGAAAAACGCTAAAGAATTTTATGGCTAAGAAACAACATGTCACCAAGTCAGGTGACACTTTTGAGTGGGAAGAAACTGAAGAAATGCGTAAAGCAGTTGCAAGACTGCATCAAAATATTCGAGATCTAGAAAAGGATCATGGCAAAAAAGGCGGAGACTACGGAGTAGGTAAATGAAAATCTTTCTTGACACTGCAGATTACGATGCAATCTCTATGAGATATGACACTGGTCTTCTCGATGGAGTTACAACTAATCCCAGTTTGATTAAAAAGAGTGGTGAGGATCCTTTTGAGTCAATCAAAACAATCTCAGAGTCCTTCCCCACACTACAATCTATCTCTGCCGAGGTAGTTGCAGACTTGGCATGTGACATGGTTGAACAGGCCAAACCTTTCATGGAACTAGATAATGTAACGATTAAAGTCCCTTGTACTGTTGAAGGTCTGAGAGCTTGTCGTCAACTACGTGACTTAGGTGCAACGGTCAATGTTACCCTTATCTTCTCTGCTGCTCAGGCTGTGCTTGCTGCTAAGGCTGGTGCAACTTATGTCTCTCCTTTTGTTGGGCGGCTTACTGACAATGGTTTTGATGGTCTTGATCTGATTAAGACGATCTATGACATCTATGTCAAAGATGGTTGTCGCACTGAGATTCTTGCTGCATCTGTTCGTAGTCCCGAGGTTGTCGCACTTTGTTATCGTGAAGGTTCCGATATCGTGACAATGCCACCTGGAGTTTTTGATCGTATGTATGAAAGTGTCCTAACTAGAGAAGGTCTTGCTATCTTCCAGAAAGACTGGGATTCTATCAATAAGTGATATGTACGAAGAACTAAACTGTTTTGAAGAAGCACTGAAACACTTTGGAACTAGAGTTGAGGTTATCTGTGCCATGGAACTTGGTGGTAGAATCAGTGCTGAAGATGCNNTATCAGATGATCAAAGATGAAATGAAGGACGTGAAGAAGTGCCGTAAGAAGTTCAACAAAGACATCGAGTGCGATAAATAAATTACACAGGTAAAGTATTATGGCTGCGGAAATTACTAGTACTGGCATTTTATTCAACGACTCTACAGCAATAGACAGTAGAGGTTGGATGACTCCTGACAATACCGCTATGTTTTTCTATCAGGCATCTGCACCTACTCATTGGGTGAAGAGTACTTCTCACAATGATAAGATGCTTAGAGTTGTGAGTGGAAGTAGTGGTGGAACTAGTGGGGGTAGTGTTACTTTTAGTTCTTTTACTGGAAAATCATTTTCAACACCATGGTCCTCTAATAGTCCGACAGGTAATCGCACATTATCGATTAACCAAATTGCTGTTCATTCCCATAATAGCATGGGAACTGCACTTTCACCATTCCCACAAAATCCAAACGGAACGTTTAATGGTGGAGATGTGAATAAAGGTCCTGGTTGGAGTAGAAACTTTAGTTCTACTGGTAATAATAGTGGTGGTGGTTCTCACAGTCATCCTTTTAGTGCTTCTGGATCGACACCAAGTCTTTCTATGAATATCAATGTTCAATATGTTGATATTATACTGTGCAACTTCGATATCAACGCATAATAAATAACCATAGCAAACCCTTATCATCCCGTGAAGTAAAATGGCAGCAGAAATAGATGGAACTGGTATTGTCTTTAGCGATTCTACTAGACTAGATTCCAAGTACGATATTCTCGACCAAGGAACTAGTTCATTATTCTTCCAGTCAGCTGCTCCAAGTGGTTGGACAAAGAGTACCTCACATAATAATAAAGCACTTAGAGTTGTGACTGGAACTGGTGGTGGTAGTGGAGGATCTAATTCTTTTACTAGTGCATTCCCATCTTCAAAACCTATATCTGGTAGTTTCCCTATTTCTGGATCAGTTGGTAATAGAACTCTAAGTAACAACATGATTCCTCAACATACTCACTCTAATGGTGGTGCAGTTACGTTGAGTCCTGGTGGTGGTGATGTAAGATCTGGTGGTGGGTGGTCACGAAGTACCCCAGGTACTGGTAATAATTCTACTAATGCATCTTCGCACAACCATCCGTTTAGTGGTGGTAATGCTTCATTCTCGACTAGCGTAGACCTTGCCGTACAATATATTGACGTGTTAATTTGTAATTTCTCCTGATCTCTGAGTTTTGTTATGATGAAATTCAAAAAAGAAGAACCAGGTAACTGGTGTCCTCTAATCAAAAAAGATTGCGTAGAGCATAAGTGTGCATGGTATATGCATATTCGTGGAATGGATCCTAATACAGGACAAGATATTGATCACTGGGGATGTGCAGTGGGTTGGATGCCCACTCTCCTTATTGAAAATTCTCAACAACAAAGACAGACTGGTGCTGCTGTAGAATCTTTCCGTAATGAGACTGTTAAAGAGTCTCAGAAGAATCGTACTATGTACGAGGATATGATGAAACAACAATCAATTATGCCAGTTCAAGTCAATCCACTTGAAAACCTTTTGGAGGGTTCTGATGAGACTGACAGTAATAATTGAAGATAAGGGCATCTACATTGATGGTTTTGTTGTACAACCTGCTGATATGAGTTGGTTTAATCCTGATGATTATGACCGAAAGGTTGTTGCAATTCAGTGGGAAGGAGATTCTGGTGAGATCGAATACGAAGACGGAGATCCCACTCCCATCGATAATATTGACTTTTTAAAAGATGCTATCAGTGTTCATCAACTTGCAAAAGAGAAATTTGAACAAGATCAGGAAGCGTTCAAAAAAGAATGTGAACTGAGTGCTCTTGTTGAATACGATGAAGACGATCCCAAACTAGAGTTTGTGGATTATGATGAAACTCGCGATATTGACGAAGATAAACTAAATGATATTCTGGATGAAATTGATTTTGATCTAGAAGATGAACCAGATAGGGGATATGCTGAACTAGTTCATGCAGATGATGAAGATGGTCCAGAATCTGTAGAAGATATTCTTGGAATTGGAACATTAGATCAGGAACCAGTGCCCCAAACAGAAGATAATGATATAATGCATGAAGATCTCCGTGATGCTCTTGATACTCAAGAGGATAGTTCATATGAGATGGAAGAAGAGGTAGAAAACCAAATCTACTATGACATTGAAGAATTACTCAAAGAGATATGATTCCTGAACTCCAAGTCAATGATTATACTGTAGTCAGAAACTTCATTGATCAGGAAAGAGCGATAAAACTGGGTTATGAGTTCATGCGTTTCTGCGAAGACCATGATGCTGCAGGTGATAGTCAGTCAGTAAACTCAAACTCAGTTCATAATTACTTACCCTTTCTTGAGTTACTTTGTGAAAAAACACCTGAGGTGAGTAAGATTGTTGGAGAAACAGTCCTGCCCACCTATGTTTATTCTAGGGTATATAAGAATGGTTCTGACCTAAAACGACATATTGATAAGGATGAGTGTGAGATTTCTCTTACACTCAATTTGTGTGCAGATAGACCTTGGAAAATATGGATTGAAACTCCTAGAGGAGAAAAGAGATCTGTGATGCTTGCTCCTGGAGATGCAATGTTCTATCATGGATGTAATGCACCACACTGGAGAGATAACTATACAGGAACATACTACACTCAAGCATTTTTACATTATGTGTATAGCAGGGGTGAACGTGTCAATTCTTACTTCGATAAGAAACGAACAGGTATAAACAACTTTGGACAGAAAACACCAAAACTTTTAGTAGAACCAGGAAGAGGTGAATCAATGATTAGTGATTACATAATGGTAATTAAAGGACTTGTGCCTGAAGATCTGTGCGATGATATTCTAAAAGAATTCCCAGAAGACTCTGTTTATTGGGAACCGTCTTCGGTTGGTGCTGGTGATGTCCGTGAAGATATCCGAAGTTGTAATACGATTGGATTATCTAAACTTCCACATCAAAACCTGGTGTATGAGGAGTTGGACTCTAGAATGTTTGAGTGTGCAGCAGAAGCAATCAAACAATATAGAGAACGTTGGCCTGGTGTAGAAACAGAAATCGATACTGGTTACGACCTTCTTAGATATAGAACTGGAGAGTTTTATACTCAACACACTGATTCATTCAAACACCAACAAAGATCCGTAACTTGTTCTTTCCATCTCAACGATGACTATGAGGGTGGTGAGTTTGCTTTTTTCAATAGAGAAAAGGTATATAAATTTGAGAAGGGCGATGCGATTCTTTTCCCATCAAACTTCATGTTCCCGCATGAAATTTTGCCTGTAACTTCTGGAACACGGTACTCTATTATTACTTGGTATGTCTGATAAACTTAAAGGTCTCCCAATGGTATATTGGTTGAGTTGTGATATTGATAGAATGGGTCGCATGGAAGCCCAGTTTGATAAGTGGGGTATCCAAAATCAAAAATTTTGGTTCGGTAGTCTAAAACCAGGTCATTATGATTTATGGAAAGATAAAGTATTCAGACCAGAATTAATTCTTGAAAAACATTATAAATCTACATGCATTACGATCTCTACCCTTGAGATGATTCGTCATTGGTTAGAGACTACCAATGACAAATATCTGATTCTAATGGAAGATGATTATGATTTAGATCTGATCGAGTATTGGCATTTCGATTGGAAAACTCTGATGAAGAATCTTCCTTATGATTGGGATTGTATTCAGTTGGGATTTGAATCGCAGGAATATATTTCTTTCTTTCTTCATCCAAAGACAAAATATAGTGCATTTGGACCTGTAATGATCAACAGGTGGTTTGCAGAGAAATTACTTCGTATTCATACTGTTCAAGGAAAATACTTCTTCCTTAGGAGATTTGCTGGATATCCTGGTATTCGTTCACTTGATGTCGATGAGTTCTTTGGATTTGTGGGTAGAACATATCAGTTGCCACTGATCACTCAAGATCCTTTCCTAGATAAAGTACCAAAAAAACATCACTTTGTCTGCAGGGATCTTTACTATGATTGGTGGGAAAACGAAAGAGATAATTTTACTCTCAAAGAATTCTTCACCTATGGTAAACCGAATGACGGTGAAATGACTAAGATTGTTCGTCTATGAAGTTATCAAATCTACCTCCAATCTACTATCTCAACCTCCAAGAGAGGGAAGAGAGACAAGAGTACATGGAGAAACAGTTTAAGAAATATGAGATCCGTAAATGGAGGCGCTGTAACGGATCCATTTTTGGGGAGGAAAATTTTCCCCACTGGAAAAAGTTAGTCCTGGATTCTCAATTTAAGACTCAAAAGAGATTTTATAGTGTGTTGTTGAATCGATCTGAGATGATCGCCAACTTTCTCTTTGACCTGGATTCTGATGTTGTTCTTCTATTAGAGGACGACTTATCTTTTCATACAGAAAGATATCTGAACTTTGAGTGGGAAGAGTTCATGGAACGTTTACCTCATAATTGGGACTGCGTTCAACTTCATATCATCGGTGAGAAGTTCATGCCCTTGACACTTTCCCCTTGGTCAGTGAACAATCATAGTGCTGCAGCAATTCTAATCAATAAGAGGTATGCAGATAAGTATGTAAATATGTTCATGGAAAATGGTAAGTGGAGATTCCTGAACAACTACGGGTATAGTAATGATCTTCCCGAGTATCATTATCACTCTGCAGACTTTATCCCATATCAAGTCGGTACGACCTATTCTTTCCCTATGTTCGTGACCAATTCTAAGTTTGAGAGTGATGGCTCTGGAGTCAATGCTTTGGCTAAACGATCTGACGCAACTGTGTTAGAATGGTGGAAGAATAATGAAAAGAGTTTGGAAGAAATGATGTATCTTGACCGCCCGATGTTTGCCCAACTATGAAACTGAAAGGTCTTCCGACTTTATATTATCTGAATCTAGACGAACGACCAGATCGTAGGGAATATACAGAACTGCAATACGAAGAGTTGGGAATCACTAACTTCAAGAGATTTTCTGGGTCTGAGTATAAATTTGATAACTTTTTAGATTGGAAAGAACGGGTAATATTGAATGATATGTCTGATTGTATCAGATGGAGACAACATATCATTGAAATTGCAATAGCAATCTCTACTCTTGATATGATCAAACATTGGTTGACTACGACCAATGAGAAACATCTTCTACTAATGGAAGATGACTATGATTATCGATTCGTCAAATATTGGCACTTTGATTGGGAATATCTGATGAATCATATTCCTTTTGATTGGGACTGTATCCAACTTGGATTTGAAAATGAACATGAGATTCCATGTTTCCTCCATCCAATCAGATCACATCATGATTATGGTCCTATTCTAATTAATAGACCATATGCAGAGAAGTTGATGAGACTTTTTACTGTTGGTGATCAATACGATCTTTCCCAAAAGATTCAAAACTATAAGTGGGGAAAGATGTTAGATATGCCCAACAGGACTATTGATTATTTCATGTGTCACTCGGGTAATACATACTGTATGCCTTTGATTAGTGTTAATCCCCATATCGGGAGTTATGAGCAAAACTTTGTAAGAACTGATCGGCCAGATCTTGATCTTGCCAGAAAGGCATATAATAAGTGGTGGACTGTTATGCGTGATGAGTATACTCTGGAAGAGTTTTTCATGTATGGTAAACCAAATGATTATGTGATCACTCCAGAAGAACCCGACATCGACGATTATTATGTTTGAACATGTAAGACAATTTGAAGAAAAAATTGCAGACTTCTATGGTGCCCCATATGCAGTCGCAACAGATTCTTGTACTCATGCAATCGAACTTTGTCTTAGGTTGCACTATCCACTGGCACTTCCACAGATACCTAAAAACACATACCTTTCTGTTCCAATGACTTTTATGAAATTGGAAATTCCTTTTCTTCTGGTGGATCTGAAGTGGAGTGATTGGTATCCTATCAATGATACCAATATCATCGATGCTGCGGTTTATTGGGAAGAAGGTGGTTATATACCAGACACTAAGATGTGTCTAAGTTTCCAGTTTAAGAAACATCTGAGTTTGGGTCGAGGTGGTATGATTCTTACAGATAATGAAAAAGACTATCATGAACTTCAGAAGATGACGTATGATGGTAGGGACATGACTAAACCCTGGGCAGAACAAGACATCACTACGGTTGGATATCACTACTACATGACACCAGAGACCGCTATCCAAGGTATTCGTAAGTTCCCTGTGGCAAGAGACATGCAACCCAAATCTTGGTCTTGGGGGGATTATCCAGATCTATCAAAACTCACTGTATTTCAATGAAACACATAGAACCAGATTGGAATATTGATCAGTATAAACAACTGAACTACACTCTAGCAAGTCATAACGATCCTTGGGTTGTCAATGAATACTTGTGGTCTGGGCATAATAAGTCCAAGATGACTATCTATAAGTATCATGAACCAAATCCCATGCCAGAAAGTATGGATTATATCCGAAAACAGTTCTCGTTCTGGTCTGATGTTTGTGTTGCAGTAAATCACTTCAAACCTGGTCAATACCTACCCATGCATAAAGACTTGTATGGAAGATATGCTAGAATGACTGGTGCATATCCAGCGTTTATCATGAGATGTATGGTTATGCTCGAAGATAGTTCTCCTGGTCAAATTTTGCAGATCAATGACGAGTGTTATGGTAAATGGTCTGCGGGCGATTGTTTCTATTGGGATTATGATACCCCACATGCGTTTTATAATATGAGTATGATTGATAGATACGCAGTTCAAGTTACAGGTGTTTGCAATGCATACCCAATGTGATATTCCTAATTTAGATATTCATATTACTCATAGGTGTAATTTTTCTTGTGATAGTTGTTCTCACTTTTCTAATCACAAGTTTACCGATGAGATAAAATTTAATGATTTCAAAAACTGGATAGATCTTTGGAAAAACAAAGTCAATCCTGCCAAGATTGGTATACTAGGTGGTGAACCATTCTTAAATCCTAGAGTTGCTGAGTATTGTGAATATGCTAGGAAGTCTTTTCCAAATTCTAGGATAGAACTGGTTACAAATGCATTTGTCTTGAAGGATATATCTGATACTTTGATTAAAAATAATATAATTCTTGCAGTATCAGTCCATCACAACAACCCAGAATATAAGAAAACTCTTGCAAAACAGAAGAAAATTATTGATAGTTGGGGTGTAAAGGTAGAATATTGGAATAGTTTTTTAGAGTGGAAAAAAGTTTATAAAGGATATGGAGAAAATATTGAACCCTATGAAGACAATGATCCAGAAGGTAGTTGGAATCACTGCCCTACTGGACAAAACTGTTTCCAACTTCATGAAGGTAAGATGTGGAAGTGTGCGCCCCTCGCGTTCTTGCCAATGATGAATGAAAAGTATAAGCTGTCTGAAAAGTGGAATAGATACTTAGAGTATGTTCCTCTGTCGCCAGACTGTACGACTGAAGAACTACAAAACTTTATCAATCGTGGTGCAGAATCTTTCTGTTCTATGTGTCCATCAAACTCTGATTATTTTGTAAAAGATATGCCTTATGGGAAGTAAGAATGAATGGGGTCAACTCCGAAAAGTAATTGTAGGTCACGCTGAGGGTGCGAGAGTTCCTGAAATGGACAGGAGTTTGCGTTTAATCAACTATGCGGATCGTGATGATGTTTCGGATGTTCCGTGTGGATTGTATCCACAACAGGTTATTGATGAAGCAAATCAAGATTTAGAATTACTGGTAGATCTATTTGTTCAACTTGGAATTGCAGTCGGTAGACCTCATTATGAACCCACACCATACTATAATTACTGCCCTAGGGATCTTGTATTTGTCCATGGCGATAAGACTTACGCAACTCCCTCCCCACTGAAAGCAAGACGATTCAACTTTGGATCTATTTCCCACCACTTCAATCAGTTGATTCCTATCACACCTTCATACTCTATGAGTTTGTATGATGATCACTGTGTAGGGAATAAAGACATTCTTGCATTGACTGAACACTATCCTGCATTTGATGCCGCAAACATCATCAGAGCGAACGATGACATCCTCTATCTGGTGTCTAATAGTGGAAATAAGGCGGGTGCTCAGAAGTTGCAATCACTTCTCCCTGACGCGAAGGTACACCTATTAGAAGGTGTTTACAGTTATATGCATATTGATACTACAGTTGCATTTTTGAGAGAAGGATTGCTTCTTGCAAATCCAGAAAGAATCAAAGATAGAGATGTTTTACCTGGACCATTTAGGGACTGGGATATTATCTGGTGTCCAGAACCCGTTGACATTGGTTATCATCCTGGTTATAATCATGCTTCAGAGTGGATAAATATGAATTTGTTCAGTATCAATCCAAACTTGGTGGTACTGGAAGAGCATCAAGAACCAACCAGAAAGATTTTGGAGGGACATGGAATTGAATGTGCTATGTTACCCATGAGACATTCCAGAACTCTAAGTGGTTGTTTTCACTGTGTTACTTTAGATCTAGAAAGAGATGACTGAACCAACTAAAATTCACCCATCAGGACTTAACATTATAGAGAACTCCAATGGATCCTACTCTTTCGAGTGGGATTCTAAAGACGAACGTTGGAGTTGGATGAATGACTTGACGGACGAAGAAATTAAGGTTATTATTGAGGCTGCAATCGAGTACGAAGCTACTCGTCCAGTTGACGTTGAAACTATTGAAGAGGTCTACGATGGATCCGAAGACGACTTATGACGAACAACGCAAACAGCGTCTAGACGAGGCGGTGTTTGATTACATTCAAGACGAAAGAGTAACTCCTAGACAATTTTATGAGGAATTGCAGGAAGTGCTTGAAAGTAACAGTAAGTATTATCAGGAACAAGCGATGCGAGTTGATCGTATGCGCCAACTAGTAACAGAAGGCCTTGAGTCTCCTGACATGTCCCGATACAGTCAGTACACTGAAGCTGAAATTGATGCGATGTGTCATGAAGCCGACTGTAAAAGTAAAGAGGAGATCAATCTGCAAATCCAAGCCGACTCCCCTTTCAATGATGGTTTTACTCGGGAGTTTTACAAAGACCAACTGAAAGAACTGAGAGACTCTAAGGATGTGAAACATTCTAAGTATTATTACGATTTCGATCGAAATCGTTGAAACCCTAACAATACTAGATAAAATACTACTAGATACTTACGCACTATGACTTTTAAGAGAGAGAAAAAAGAACTCTGCTCCGAAGAGATTAAATCAATGGAAAAAGCCGTAGAAGAATTTGACATTCGCGCAATTCATCCAGACAAGATGGAAGACTGGGCCGAATACCTTGTCAGAAAATTGAAGTCATAGTACAATTATTCCACGTATGTATTTTCTATGAAATTTATTGTCTACAGTAAATATGGTTGTCCACACTGTTATAAAGTAAAGACTGTTCTTGAACTTTGTGGTATGGACTGTACCGTCTACGAATTGGGGGAGGACTACACAAAACAAGAATTCATCGATAAGTTTGGTGAGGGATCTACTTTCCCCAGAGTTATCTGTGATGATGAACTTCTTGGTGGCGCCAGAGAAACCATTTCATACCTCAGAGATAAGTCACTAGTATGAATCCTAAGGATCAGGACTTGCACATAAATAGAGGTGTGGAGCTACTATTAAGGAGGAAAAAACCCCCTGAAAAACCGAAAACATTGCATGTAAAATTCGGTAAAATGCTTTCTCTCCTTAAACGAGAGATTCATATTTACTTTGAATTTTCGACAGATATAAGAAAAACTAAGTAGAGTCTCTCGGAGGATAGAACTATGACGGGTCCCGTAATTGCACTTTTCAGTATGATGACCTTTATGTTTCTGATGATTGGTGGCGTAATTGGTTGGCTTTGGAAAGAACATGTAATATACTCCTCCGCAGGTTTAGGATCAGTTCATCCTGAAATGTTTGATGAAAATGGGAATGTAATTCCTGATGAAATTTTAGCAGTACGATTTGAAAACGATTATGACTACGACGAAGAGGACGACGACTAAAAGTAAGTCCACCACTACTCGTAAACCTGCAGCTAAGAAATCATCGACTCCGAAGGTAGTTCTCACTCCTTCATCAAGAGTCGATGAAATTCTTTCCGCAGTTGTTGCAGAGAGAACTAAAGCAAAGAAGATTGAAATTCTTCGACAATATAACGAAAACTTTATTAAAGCAGTCTTCATCTGGAACTTTGATGAAACTGTAAAATCCGATCTTCCACCTGGAGAAGTGCCTCTTACCGCACAGGAAGATCGTGAACTCACCGCTTCTAGTATTCGTAAAGAATGGGATAAACTTTATAACTTTGTGAAAGGTGGTAATGATGTCATGAATCGCCTTCGTAAAGAGACGATGTTTATCAACATCTGCGAACAACTTAATCCAAAAGAAGCGGAGATCCTTATCCTTGTAAAGGATAAACTGCTCCAAACAAAGTACAAGATCACCCGAGAACTAGTCGAGGAAGCTTATCCCGACATTCAATGGGGAGGTCGTTCTTGAGGTAACCATGGGTAGCGTGAGAGTATTAATTGAAAACTGCGATGCAAGTGCAGCTGAAGACAAAGGGTTACCAAGTAACTCATACTTGGTAACATATCTAGATGGAGAACAAAACAAAAAACAAGATATTACTCAGGGTGGACAAGTAGACATCTTTGATTATTATTACGATAAGTACAAAAATCTCCAGGCTTTGGACTGGACAAACGGTACAGTAAACCCTAAACTGTACGGATACAAACCAACCGAAGAAAAAAAGAAGAAACGATGAGCGACGGATTTAAGGGTTTTACTGATAAGGATGATAAAGAGTTAAAACTTAACATCCGCAGTAGTGAAATCAACAACATTATCAAACAGTATAAAAAACTTAAGAAGTACAAAAAGTCTTCTATTCACGAAATCACTAAACTTGGTGGTGGAGAGACGAAGATCGATAAACTCATCAATGAATATGGTATTGACTCCGAAGCAATCGAAGACTGATGGGCGATCATTACTTACTGAACCTCTATGGTTGCAGTTATACCGTCCTTAACGACGAGTTCTATCTCAGGAGTCTCCTGGAAGATGCTGCAATCTGTAGTGGTGCTACGGTAATACAAATCATTTCAAAACAATTTGATCCGCAGGGTGTAACCGTTTTGGTTCTCCTTGCGGAAAGTCATATTAGTATCCATACGTGGCCAGAAAAGAGAATGGCTGCGGTGGATATTTTTACTTGCGGGGATTGCTTCCCAAAAATCGGAATAGACGTTATAATAGAACAGGTCAAGTCTGAACGACACACTCTTCAACGTATCGCAAGATAAGTTAGGATTGTATCACATTATACAAAATTACTTGACTACATATTATATAAGGTCTAAGGTAGACCTACGTTCATCTCATGCTCAGTATCCTACTGGCATTGACCCTTGCCCATCATCAAGACGGTTCACCCTACGGGTGGCACATGTCATGTGAAAGGTTCTTACAGAGACGAGTAGAAATCCAACTGGATCCCAATCTTGATCTTCGATCAAAGTTGAATCTAATAGGATATCTTAAGTCAAAAGTAGAAGGTCAATGCGATGGGATATATACATGAGACGCAAGTAAGTCGCGGA